CCAGCAGCAATAGGCCAAACTTCCAGAATATTCCTAGAAGGGATGAGGAGGCTATGCAGACGACACGTAAGGCATTATATCCACGTCCAGGACGTCAACTACTAGAAGTGGATTATAGTGGCTTAGAAGTAAAGATAGCGGCTTGTTATCACCAGGATCCAAATATGTTGAAGTATATAAAGAATCCAGCAAGTGATATGCATGGAGATATGGCTAAACAAATATTCAAACTTCCAACCTTGGATAAACACTTACCAGAACACAAAATACTTAGAGCTGCTGCAAAGAATGGTTTTGTATTCCCTGAGTTCTATGGAGACTATTACAAAAATTGTGCGGAGAATATGGCTTGTAAATGGGGGCAATTACCACAGGGTAGATGGAAAGAGGGTCAAGGAATTAAAATGCCTGAAGGAACTTTATCGGATCACTTAATAGAAAAAGGAATTAAATCATACTCTCAATTCGAAGATCATGTAAAAGATATTGAGGAGGACTTTTGGACAAATCGTTTTCCTAACTACGCCCGATGGAAAAAACGCTGGTGGGTTGCTTATCAAAAGTATGGGTATATTGATATGAAGACGGGTTTCCGGTGTAGTGGAATATTTAGTAAGAATGATGCAATTAATTATCCAGTACAGGGAGCTGCGTTTCATTGTTTGTTATGGTCGTTTGTTGAGTTGGATAGAATTATGAGAGAAGAAAAGTGGGATACTCGATTAATCGGGCAGGTACATGATTCTGTAGTATTGGATGTACACCCGGATGAACTTAACCATGTAGCTAAAACAGTTCGTAGAGTGACTTGTGAGGATTTACCGAAAGCCTGGAAGTGGATAATAGTTCCGCTTTCCGTAGATATGGATTTGTGTGGAGTGGATGAAAGTTGGGCTGACAAGAAAGAATTCGTATGTTAAATATTTTTTGTATAATATAGTAAATAGAAATTATGGAAATAGCTAAAATTGAAGAAGGGTACAAAATGCTTCTAGTAAAAGCAAACTTGATAGCTCAAATTAAAAGAGTTAAAACAGGTCTTGTAGATAAGAAAATAAGTCGATTATCATTTGAAAGTAAGCATGGAGCCTATATTTTTAAAGTTGAAGGAAATGATAAATTTATTGTGCAGACTGCTGAATTGTATTTACAAATATTAGAAGGCATGTTGAAAGAATTGAATTTAAAAATAATGGCATTATGAACAAGGAACCAAAAACCACAGAAGCCCATTTAATGGATTTACTCACTGAATTTCTAAAACACGACTTCACTAAAGAAAGTGTATTGGTAGTCGGGTATGAATTGAGTAAGAAATATGCCGAACGAATTAATAGAAATGTTTTAAAAACTATTGGAAAGGAGATTGGACAAGGATGAAAACTCTCATTAAAATAATCATTTTTTTATTCCTTACAGCTATACTGTGTTTATATATACTTATTCCGTCTATCGGATTAGGAATGCGTACGGTATTGTCTTGGTATTTATCATGGTTTTATATAAGTCATTGTATTGTAGGCATGATAATATTTATAGTACCATTAATATATATTTTTAATTGGATTGATAAAAACATAAAATGAGTCTTTACCACAAATACAGACCAACAGAACTGGAAGACATCCGAGGCAATTCCGATATGGTGGATTCTTTGCAGAAAATGCTAGCAGACAAAGAAACCTGTTCACATACGTTTTTACTACATGGACCAACCGGATGCGGGAAAACTACAATAGGCAGGATCATAGCCACTGAACTTAATTGCAAAGGAAATGATTTCCGGGAAGTTAATACAGCTGATTTTCGTGGTATTGATTCTGTACGAGAGATAAGAAAAAATATGCAGTTTAAAGCCTTACAGGGAGATTGCCTGGTTTGGTTAATCGACGAGGCTCATAAATTAACCAAGGATGCTCAGAACGCTTTACTGAAAATGTTAGAAGATTCTCCAAAGCATGTTTACTTTGTATTATGTACCACTGAACCAACCGGCTTACTAGGCACAGTAAAAAACAGATGTGCTCAATTCCAAGTCCGTCCGTTGAATGAACGGCAAATGTTTGGATTGCTTAGAAGTGTGGTAAAAGCAGAAGATGAAACCTGTACAAAAGAAATATATGAACAAATCTTTCAGGATAGTTTCGGGTATCCACGTAATGCTTTACAGATATTAGATCAAGTATTACTGGCTGATCCGGAAAACCGATTGGAAATTGCTAAACAAGCCGAGGTAGTTCAATCACAGAGTATTCAATTGTGTAGAACATTAGTAAATGGAGGAACAGCTTGGAAAGAAGTTCGTGAAATATTAAACGGATTGAAAGAGGAGGAACCGGAAAGCATCCGCCGTCATGTGTTGGGATATGCTCAAGCAGTTTTGTTGAAATCGGATAACGTAAGGGCTGGTTTGGTGTTGGAAGAATTTGTTGATCCGTTTTGGAACTCAGGTTTTCCCGGGCTTACTTTTGCATGCTATACAGTAATTAAAAACTAATTGATATGAAAAATTATAACTATATACTACTTACATGCTGGCTTGTATTAATCTGTATTCTGTATTTTATAAATAAAATAGATATAGGAGATTTTCTCATTGGTATGCTTATACTTTCTATTTCTAGTATAATTATGCAAACACAGGAAAAAACTAAATAATATGAGTTTATTCCTTGAATGTGTTATAGTATTGTTAGGATGTTGTGTAGTAGGATATGAGATTTGGTGTATAATAAGTTGGCTGGAAAAAATAAATAAAAACTAATTGATATGAAACTTGAACTTAATATAAATGACCAGGTATTAGTAAAATTAACAGAGTTTGGGAAAGAAGTATTAACAAAATATTATAGAAAACCTATTGCTCCAGAACTGGATGGATATTACAAATTTTCTATTTGGGGGCTTGCTAAAATTTTTGGCAAAGAATTTTATAATGGACAAATAAATCCTGTTATTGAAGACAACAAACTTATTATACAGTAATGAAAATAAAACCACCATCAAAAAAGGCAAAATTACAACCACTCGTAAGGAGAGGAAAGAAGGTTGGTAGGAATGAAAAATGCCCGTGTGGTAGTGGTAAGAAATATAAACATTGTTGTCTGCCAAAGATAAAGGCAAATGAATTACCTCCGAAAATCAAGGTGGTGGAAGTACCGGAAAAGAAGTTTAAACGAACTAAAAAATAAATGATATGAACTACGAAAAAGACATGAGAATTGATGAGACTTCTTTAGATATAGAGTGGTTAGAACAAGCCGAGTTGGCTATGAAATACGGAGGGATTTACTCAGATGCTAGGAAAGAATTAGAACAGGCTGAAGAGGAAGTCAAAGTAATCCGATCAGAATTAGTAAAAGAAGCTAACGAAGATCCTGATAAGTATCTTGGAGATGGAATAAAACCAACCGGACCTAATGTAGAAGCTTATTACCGTACTCACAAACGACACAAAGATTGTAAACAGAAAATAATTGATTTACAATTTGAGTTGAGTAATGCTGAAATTGCTAAGAGTGAAATAAGTTTTACCAGGAAAGCCGCTTTGGAAAATCTTGTAGTTTTACATGGACAACAATATTTTGCCGGTCCAAAAGTACCAAGGGCGATTACAAGTGAAAGAGAAAAGCATGAAAAGCAAAAGAAAGTTGATGCAGGTGTTGGAAAACGGTTAAAAAGGAGTAAATAATTATGCTAAAAGAAATATTAAACGGAGCAGCTTTAGGAATAATCTTTCTATGTACATTATATCTAATAGGAAGAGTCTTAACGGCTGCTTGTATTGACGGAGTGATGAAACATTTTAAAAACAAATCTAAACAAAAACAAAATGGCAAAGAAAAGAAAAAGTAGTTTTAGAGGTAAGGTTAACAAGGATTCCAAACGTCAGACATCTGGCTATGGATACTTGAACCTACCAAAAGGAGTGAGTGTGTTTAATCCAGAACCAAAAAGTACTGTAAAGCTGGATTTCATGCCTTACGAAGTAACCAGCAAACGACATCCTGATCGTAACGTTGAGGATGAAATTGCTGTACCAGGAAGTCTGTGGTATAAACTTCCATTCAAAATTCACAGGAACATTGGAGTGGATAATGATAAGGTTGTTTGTTTAACATCCATTGGCAAGGCTTGTCCAGTATGTGAAAAGCGAGCTGAATTGATTCGTCAGGAAGCTGATAAGGAGGATACAGATGGTTTGAAACAATCTAAAAGAAACCTGTATTGTGTTATTCCATTGGACTCAAAGAAACACGATGCTGAACCTCATATAATGGATATGTCTCAATATCTATGTCAGGAGGAAATCAATAATACTTTGGAAGAGGATGAGGATTATGAAGTATTTCCTGACTTGGAAGAAGGTTTGACA